CTTTACATTGACCTTTTTCTTTTGCTAATTGATTACTTGATTTTAATAGATAATATTGGAATGCTTCTGTTAACTTATCAACTTCTTTCCAAGCAGTTTTCGTTTCATAACTATATCCTAATGTTGCTAGATAATGAGCAAGACCAATATATCCAACTCCTAAACTTCGTCTATTTTTTGTAGAAATTTCTGCTGCCTTAACTGGATATTTTTGATGGTCTATAATTTCATCTAGTGACCTTACTATTAAATCACATAATGGTTCTAATTCATCTAAATCTTTTATAAGTCCTACATTAACTGCTGATAAAATACATAATGCAATTTCACCTTCTCCATCTATATGACTTATAGGTTCTGTTGGTAATGTTATTTCTTGACATAAGTTTGACATTGTTATTCTATCTTTGAAGGAAGAGTGAGTATTGCAATGGTCTATATTCATAATGTAAATACGACCTGTTTCTGCTCTTTCTTTCAATATTGACATAAACAAACTTTGTGCTTTAACTTTCTGTTTCCATATTGATAATTTTCTTTCTGCTACTTCATACAACTCATCAAATTCTGGCGTACCCCACGCTTCATATAATTCTGGTACTTCGTGTGGTGAAAATAATGTTATATCTCCATCATTAATAAATCTTTCATAAAATAGTTTTGATAACTGAATTGAATAATCTAATTTTCTAACTCTATTATCTTCACTACCTTTATTGTTTTTAAGTACAAGTATATCTTCTATTTCTTTATGCCAAATTGGAAAGTGAACAGTTGCTGAACCACCACGTACACCATTTTGTGTACAACATTTAACAGTTGCTTCAAACTTTTTAAGAAAAGGAATAACACCTGTGTGTTGTACTTCCCCACCTCTTATTTTAGAATTAATTCCTCTAATACGTCCTGCATTAATACCAATACCTGCCCTTTGAGCAACATATTTACCAATTGCCATATCACTAGAAAAAATTGAAGATAATGTATCTGCAACATCAACTAGTACACAACTAGCATACTGTTTAATAGGAGTTCTTACACCTGCCATAACTGGTGTTGGAATATTAATTTTAAATTTTGAAATTGCGTCATAATATCTTTTCACATAACTCATCCTTTTATTCTTTGGGTAATTGCAAAAGATAGTAGCGGCAATCATCATATACATAAATTGTGGAGTTTCAAAAATATCACCTGTGCTTCTATCTTGTACAAGATACTTGTCAATGACTTGTCTTAAACCTGCATATGTAAAAGTATAATCTCTTTCGTGAGTTAACCAATTTTCCATTCTATCAAAATCATTTTTGTTATACCATTTTAAAATATCAGGATCATATACTCCTTTTTTTACACTATCATTAACGTGAGTGTAAATGTGTGGGTGATCCCATAATTTGTGAAATAATTGTTTTCTTAAACTATAGAGTAATAGTCTAGCGGCAACATATTGATAATTTGGATTGTCTAGTGAAATTAAATCATTTGCCGACTTGATTAAAATTTGTTGAATTTCATTTGTGGTAATTCCATCATAAAATTGTAGACCACTATTCATTTCAACCTGTGATGAAGACACGCCTGTAATGTCTTCGGTTGCATACTCTACCATTTCGTGAATCTTCTCAATGTTAAGGGCTTCCTTACCCCTACCATTTCGTTTCACGACACTTATGTTTTCATTTACCATTTAACCCCTAAACTTTTTTATAATGACTTAATTTTTCTAATGCTTCTAATTTTCTAAAAGTATTTTTATCTATAATATTTTTTATTTCAGCCACACTTATTCCAGACACAATCATTTCATTTACATCTTTCAATTGAATATGATTTGGCCAAATAACTACATTGTAATCGTTTTCAATCACAGCGTACATACGTTTTATATTTCTTTATTACGAGGTTCATTGTCAAATATATATGTAACTTGGTCATTAGGCATTCTCAATGTTAAGTCTGCTCCGCCTGCGGCCAAACAATTATCTAAAAACAAACTGTCAAGTGGACCTTCTACAATGTAAACGTGTTTTTGGAAATTTACACGTTCAAGTCCATAAACTTTTTGTTTTGTTTCATCAAGTTTAATAGTAATATATTTGGGTTGTTCTTTTCCAAATGCTCTGCCTTGGAAAGCAAACAACTCACCAGTTACATCAAAGAAAGGAATAATCAATCTAGGGTGTTCATACTTCTCTTTAAATATACCTGGTTTCACCTTATTAGCAAAATTATGAAATTTGTTAACAAGATATAATTTCTCATAATATTCGGTAGGTATCAATCTCTTTTTAATATAATCCTTTACAGGATGGTCGTCTTTCAAATTACTTATTTTAGTACAGTTATCAAGTAAATTTGTTTCTTTAAATTTTGTTGGTTTAAAGTCAAATTTAGGCTGGGGCGTGGAAGGTGCCGATCCTTTATAACGTTCTAATAAGTATTCTCCATATTTCTTGGGATCCAAGAATTTTATAAAATTTGATAAATTTTGTCCTTGCCACAATTGTGGCATTTGAAGAACATATCATTTTTTACTCTATAGAGATATGCTCTTGCTTTTGTTTTACTCTTCTGTGAATCTCCACAATGTGGACATCTAAAGTTAAAAAGATAATCATTCTTCTTTTTAAACTGATCCAATCTTGACGAGATTTCATTAATATACTTTAAATCTATATAACTTGACATAACACTATCTCATAATATACTATAAATCACTTAAAAAGTCAAGAGTGATTGGAAAAAGTTGGAGTATAAAAAATAGCCTCCGTATTTTTCCCCACTAAACGAGAATAAAAAAACTCTACTTTAGCAGTTGCACTATTTCCGCAAAATTCATAGATAGTATCCATCCAGCTGCTAGTATAGCACCAAATATAATCCAACGATATTTTTCTAGCACACCTACTCTTTGACCTATATCTATTCTGATATTCTTAATCTCTATTAACAGTCTTTTTTCTATTGATTGTATCTCTCTGGTCAATTCTAGGCGAACATCATCTATTTTATCTGCTCGTTCTTTAAGTTTATCAAATATGATTTCATCAATTTGTTCTTGCCTACTTATCTTTTCAGCGTGAACCGCTAACATTGATTTGATTGATGTGGATACGTCTGTTAAACGTTCAATAGCAACGTCTAATCTTTCTGTAATTGTATGTGTTAACTCAACATCTTTTTTGAGTTTAGCAATGTCTATTTTTGTTTTAATTCCGTTATCGTCTGCCATTAAAATTCTCTATCTATCCATTTATATATGGAGTAACACATCCAACCTAAAAGAAACATTATTAAAAANAAATTAATCATTCCCATTATATCTCCATTGACTTGGCAACCACCATTCAGTATACCAATGTCTAAATTGTGCTGGGTGTCTTCCTATGATAAAGATATNCCAAAAACCTTTTGTTAATTCTATTAGTGCTATGATTTTTTGACGCATACCTTAACTTAATCCGTTTGAATAATTGTTATATTTTCTTGGCTGGAACTANTGCCAATATCAAAGTGTTGAGCTTCTNNGTCTTGTAAAATTTGAATATCTGCTTCGTTATCAGTGTCAATTTTTAGATATGCTCTGTGACTATCATTATATCTATTTATGATTGAGTATCCGCTAACGGATGTATCAACTTCAGCGTCAAAATCATTATCTAACGTTGACACTCTTCCTGTTGAAGTAGTACTTGTTGACACACCCAAGCTTGATGTAGTTAAAGTTTGGGTTACATCTCCTGTAACATAATTTAAAGTTTCTCCACTAGCAGTTACAGTAGTTTCTGAACCACTATTGTCAACCCATTCAGTTCCACAACTAGAATTAGCATTGTCCCAATAGTATCCATAATTTAAACAATCTTCCTCATCATAACTTGCTAATAATAATTCTAATTCTGCGTCTATATCATAATCATCTTCATAATCATATTCATCTTCCCAATTACTCTCATCTGTTTCATTATTGTAATCGTAACCTGTATACCACCAATCATATAATGCGTCCCAAAATACATCCCAATCGTCCCAAGTCCAATCTGATATATACTTTGCCTTTAAATCTTTCATCTTCCAAGGTTTAGGTTGACTCTCACACATCTCCCAATTAGGCCAACTTCCACACCAACCATATAGTTTACCAAATATATTTTTAGATTCTGTAGTCCAACTATCATTGGTTACT